GCGCTTTGCTATGCCCTGTACAACAAGGCGTTCGATGCGATCACGCTCCAACGGCTGATCAACACGACGAACTCGCTGAAGAACACCTCGATGGAGGTTCGCCTCACGTTCGAGAAGGACGCGTGTGAGTACGAAGTGTTCCGCGCACGTGGTGCCGAGTACAAGATTGAGATCCTGAAGGACGGCGAGGACATCACGCCGGGCAAGGGCGCTGTCGAGTGCGATGCCCTGCTCGTGGACATCATCGGGATCAGCTACGAGCTCTTTACGAAGACGATCATCTTCTCTGGGAACTCACCGGCGTTCCTTCAGCTCCCGCTGTTCCAACAACGGAATCAGATCGAAGAGCTGTTCAACATCACGATGCTCTCCGAGAAGGCGACGATCTTGAAGGAGAAGATCAAGTCGACCGAGCAGGACATCAAGGTTCAAGAGGCGATCTGCAAGCAGCAAGAGGGCGCTCTTGAGCTCCACAAGAAGCACGTCGCTGAAGCGAACACCCGCGTGACTCGCTGGGAGAAGCAACGCACTGACGAGATCACCGAGATCGAAGAGACGTTGCTGATCGTCGGTCAGATCGACTTCGATGCCGAGAAGAAGTTGCACGCCGAACGGGCATCGCTGAAGGAACAGGGCGCGTACCTTGCTGCGAAGCTCGCCCCGAAGCGGAAGGACTTCAAGACCCTCTCGACGAAGGTCGAAGAGCTGATGCGCGAACACGATCACCTCGCCGATGCGAAGTGCCCGTACTGCTCGCAAGCGTTCGCGAACGCAGCCGAGAAGCTCGCCGAGGTCGAGGCCGGCATCGAGTCCCGCGGTGCTCGTGTCCTTGAACTCGAAGGCGAGATCACCGAGCTCGATGCGAAGGCGACCGAGTTCAAGACCCGTCTGGCTGAAGTCGAACGTGGCATTCAGTACCAAGAGCTTGATGAACTGCTGGCTGCTCGTGACAACGCTCAAGGTCTGCGCAAGAAGGCAGAGGAGCTAAAGGTCGCTTCGAACCCGCACGTCGAAGCTCGCGACAAGCTCATGAGCGAAGCCACGTCGACCGTCGACTACCTGAAGGTCGATGCTCTTCGGAAGCGTCTCGATCACCAGCAGTTCCTGCTGAAGCTCCTCACAGACAAGAACTCGTTCCTCCGTCGTCGGATCATCAACAAGACGATCCCGTTCCTGAATGCTCGGCTGAACCACTTCACTTCGACCCTCGGTCTGCCGCACGTCGTGAAGTTCGATGCCGATATGTCCTGCACGGTGGCCGAGTTCGGTCGCGAGCTCGACTTCGGGAACCTGTCGGCCGGTGAGAAGAAGCGTGTGAACACCGCGATGGCGCTTGCTTTCCGTGATGTTCTGCATCACCTGCACGCGAAGACGAACCTGCTCGTGATCGACGAACTTGATGGCGCACTTGATCAACAAGGCATCGACAGCATCGTCCGGATCCTGAAGGAGAAGAGCCGTGACGAGGATCTGTCCGTGTTCGTGATCTCGCATCACCCGAGCATCGTCGGACGTCTGGACAAGAACGTCACTGTACGAAAAGAAAACGGATTTTCCATGTTCTATGATGAGTGAGACTTGCGCCACTCGTCCCATCGTTTCTTCGCTCTTTCGGAGGCGGCTTTACGATACTCGAGAGATGCGTCGGATTGGAAGAACGCTTTGGCTGAATCACTTTTCTTCTTCTTTGATTCGGACGATTGGGTTCTTCCAGTGCTTGAAAGGCTGATGTTCTTTCGATGTTCAGGTGAGAACTTCATGCCAGTTCGTACCTTCGAGATGTTCGCGCGATGGCTCTCCGAGAACTCGAGACCAGTGTGACTGATCGACTTCTTCAAGCAGGTTTCCTTCGTCTGCTTGTGTCCACGAAGTGTTTCGGCGGTCTTCGCGTTCCGTCGAGCGACAACCTCCGGATCGAACTTGTAGCCTTGCGTCGTGACAGCACGAGCATTGCTACGGTTCAAGAAGTCAGCACGTTTAGGTGCGTTCAGTCGACGAAGGACCTTGTGTTCCCACTCGCGAGCAGAGGAGGTATCTTCGAAAGTCTTCCGAACCTCAACGAGGTCAGGCTCACCGTGTTCTTCTCGGAACTTCTGAACGTGCTTCGAGCTGGTGAAGTAGGTCGTCCAAAGGCTAGAAGGATCGGAACCCTTCTTGTATCGAACGCCGTAGTAGAACTTCTTGTGTGCCGTCCAACCGATGAGATAGGTGAACGGTTCGGTGTAAATAGACATGCTGGATCTCCTTCCGATCTAGTGAGCGTGGGATTGCCGTCCGCGACGCTCAGCTATTTACGGAGGCGAACATGCTGCTTAACGAGATCATTCATCTTGACGAACTTACTCGCCGAGGGTTCCTTAAGGGTGCTGCTGGCGCAGCAGCCGCTGCGGCCGTCGGATCTGCTAAGGCAGGTGCTGCTGCTGACGATCATGACAAGGCCGTCGGATGCTGCATGGGATACATGACTCTCAAGGGAGACTATCGTGTGATGCGTACATTTGGGCGGTCCATGGATCCGCAGGAAGCACGACGTTACGAAAACGAATGGAAGAAGCTTCTTCGTTCAGATGAAAAGAAAGCACTTGAGACCGGCAGAGCTTCGTGCCTCAAGTTTGAAAAGAACGTGGACTAACTATGAAACTGAATGAACTGTTCGGCACGAACCTGAACGAAGAAGACATCACCGTCACTGCGCCGGAAGACGTTTGGGCGCAGAACAAGGACAGTGCGAAGACGTACATCAACAACACGGTGTACGGCGTGAAGAAGCTCGAAGGCGGCATGAAGTACGAGGTCACAACGACCGTTGGCACTGAACGGAAGCCGTTCGCGAACCTCACGAAGCAGGCCCTCGATCAAGCATTCACACCAGTTCGTCCGAACCAGAACCCAGACGCCGAAGGGTACACTCAGTACCGGAAGGTTGATGAGGTTGAAGCGTTCAAGTACTCGGGTGACACCGAGAAGCTGAACGGCGTGCTGATCAGCAAGGGTGACTACCTGATCAAGACGCCGAAGGGCGATCAGTTCACGTACGAAGTGAAGAAGGCCAAGGACTTCGAGGCGCTGTACACCGAGAAGTGATCTTCTGGGGGATCTAAATACGGGATGGACCAATTCCCGTTCCCACCGATTCCCGCAGTCAAGCTCAAAGGCAAAGACGTCAAGAGTACTCGTGCTTCTCTCCTCGAGAAGCAAGGGTACAAGTGCACGCTCTGTCAGCGCGACTGCACTGACGATCAAGCAGTACTCGACCATGATCACAAGGGCGGACACATTCGCTCGGTGCTTCATCGAGGCTGCAATGCGGCTGAAGGCAAGATCATGAACTCGATGCGTCGATACGGGATCCCGAACCCGATCGAGTTCCTCGAGAACATGATCAAGTACCAGCGAACGCATGCAACGAATCAGACTGGACTGATTCACCCGTTGCACAAGACTCCAGAAGAGAAGGTTGCCGCCGTGAAGGCGAGAGCGAAGCGCAAGCGAGCCGCAGCTAAGAAACCAAAGTAACTCACAGAAGACAATGATCGAATCATCTCTCCCACGGTGGAGCGTTCGCCTCGACGCGTTCCGCCCTCACGGGTTCTCGGACCTGATCCCAATGGTGGCGTCGCACTTCCGCGTTCACGAATCTGCCGAGAAGTTCCTCGGGCCGTACAACGCCCGCCAACGCTCCTCGAACTTCCCGTACCGCGCACCGGACAAGGAAACCCTTCGTCAACTGATCCCGCAAGGTCGAATGAACGAGTTCAGCTATCAAGCGTACTTGAACTCGGTGATTCGATTCTGTGAGGGCACGAAAGGAACCCGCGGTCTACCCGCTCCGCATCCGTCAACAATTCACAGCATTCAGCTGCCGCAACCTGCATTCGAGTTCACGTCGAAGGGTGGAGGTAGTACAATGATCGACATCATCGGAGTAGATGAACCAATCGAGGTTCGTGGTCTGAGGTTGCCTGACGAAGTGAAGTTCATCATCGTTCGTCCGAAGCTCTCGCAGCTTGGAACGGCGAGTGCGAAGAACTGGGAAGTCC